ACATTAACAGACCCACGCGGACGTGCTGCTTCGGGTAGGTTTGATCCAAGCACAAACACCATATCTATAGACCGCGACACAGGTATGAACTCACATACCTTACTGCATGAGGTCTTTCACGCTGCGTCTGCTGCCAATATTGCAAACATGAAGTTGCCAGAGGCTAGACAGTTAAGAACCATATACGAAGCAGTTAAGAAACAGTTACCACCGTCTGACGCTACAAGTAGCTTAGATGAGTTTGTAGCAGAGGCGTTTAGCAACCCTGATTTCCAAACGTTGCTGGCAGGTATACCCATGTCAGACTTGAAGATTGCCAACACAAGCATGACTAATGCGTGGGTAAATTTCAAGACTGCTATACGCCGTATGTATAACAGATTTATGGGTAGGCCACAGGATTCGGTTTTTGGTCAAGCCGATCTATTACTGGATAAGATACTGGCCCCACAGCTTAGTAACCGTGCCGCCCCTGCGATGTACTTAGCCGCGTCTAACCCTAACACGGCAGGAAAGTTACTCACAAATGCTATGGGCGCAGTTAAGCCCTCCACTAAAGAAGAGATACAAGCTAAATTTACTAAGGTTAAAAACTTGGATGCGCTTCAATCGGGTAAGGGTTTTCTGTACGGTATCTCCCCACTAAACATCCTCGCGGATACGTTAAAGCGTGACTATGGAAGTGATACAGGTGTTCGCCTCAACAGGATGGTTAACAAGGTAAGTTCCAAGTTACGCGATAAGACAGTCAAGCTAGACTACATCGTTAACCAGATCAAAGACTTTAAAAGGTCTGCAGGTATAGAGAAGTACAAGCTACTGCAGGAATTAGTACCCACGTCTACGCTAAATCAAGTGGACCCATCTGTTAAACGTAACATCTATACCTCTTACGGTGTTGTGGTCACTGATCCTGTGTCGTTAAAAAAGACACGTACAAACCATTCTACCATAGCAAGACGTGATGCTAAGATCGCTAAAATTCTAGCTGCAAACCCCGAGGCTAAGATAACCAAGATTGCTCCGTTAGATAAGGATAAACTAGCGGTCTACGATGCGCTTGTAAAAGACTATGATAACTTAGGAGAAGATGGACAGCGTGTGTATCGCACCATGCGTAACTTCTTTCAAGAAACATATGATGAGATAGCACCTGCGCTAAAGAAGCGAATAGAAAGTATAAGTGACGATGCAGCGGTACGTAAGACCGCGTTTGATAAGTTGTCTGAACTGCTACTCAAGGACAGCGGTATAATCACACCATACTTCCCGCTTATGCGTAAAGGTAGTTACCGTTTGTCCTACACAGCTATCGACCCTGAAGGAAGTGCGAGTGGTGGCCCACAGGTAGATCGCTACGTAGAATACTTTGCGTCCAGAAACGATATGATAGAGGCAAAGCAAAAGGTCAAAGATTATAACGCAGCTATGCTCAAACGACCAGATGTTATAGCAGCAAATTTAGATACGATCTTTGACGAGAAGACAGGGCAAAGTAGACCAAACCCTATGTTGTCTGCCGCGAGTATGGAACCTGAAGCTACGAAACTCACGCCAAACAGTAATTACGGGAAAGCCCCTTCATCAGGATTTGTGTTTAATGTGCTGAATGTCCTACAGGCTGCAGGTGTGCAGAATATGGAAGGTGGCAAAGGTAATAAAGTTATCAGCGATATTCTTGACTTATCACTAGATGCTTTGCCTGAACGCTCGTTTATGCAAGGGTTCCGAACACGTAAGGGTGTTCGTGGTTTCTTAGGTGACACTACACCTACAGGTTACTCTCTCGCTAACTTCGACCTTATAGATATGATGGAGACTAAGGGGCGTGACCTCAACCGTCAGGTTGTGCAGCTACAGGGTAGTGCTGAAATACAAGGTGTGATGAGTGACATAGAAAAACTTACTCAAGACCCAGAGACTGCTGAGATAGGTGATCGCTTAAAAAAGATAGCTGAATTTGCACAACGTCCTAATGTTAATCGCCTCTCGCAAATAGCGACTAACTTTGGTTTTGGCTGGACTATGGCCTATAATATATCATCTGCAGGACTTACCTTCTTTGATGTGGGTATGTCAGTTATGCCACTGTTGCAGGGTAAGTATGGCGCATCTAGCACTGCCCGTGCGTTTGCGGACGCAACCAAAGTTTTATACGGCTCTCCTACTTACAAAATGATAACGGTTACTGATGAAGAAGGTAACAAGGTCAGAGAAAGGTATGATCTAGGAGCCTTTGGTAGGTCACTAGGTAATGTAGACTTTACTGATCCTTCGTCTGTACCAGAGGGAATGCAGAAATATGACGTGTTAGCCCCATACGCCACTCAGCAAGCACAACTTGGGCAGTCTCTTACACAGGAAACTTTAGAGATAGATATGATTACGGGGGATACAGGTAGTGATGTTGCTACTCGTAACGCCAGAATGTTGCTAGAGACTTCGCAAAAATGGGGCGGGGCCATGTTCCATCACTCGGAACGCTACGGACGTGAAGTATCACTGGTCGCTGCTTATGATTTAGAAATAGATAAGATTAGTAACGGCGGTAAAAAAGCAATAACTAATGCAGACAAACAAGCTGCGGCTGAAGCGGCGGTGGATTTTGTAGAGTTTACCCTTGGCGGTACTGCATCAGCGGGGCGTCCTGTCTACGCACAGGGGCCGCTAGGTAACGTACTATTCCTATTTAAACGGTTTGCGATTAGCAAATACTACATGATGATCCGTATGACCGAAGATGCGACTAGGCTTAAACCAAGAAACGAGTACGACACAGAAGAAGCGTACCAAGAGGCAGTGCTTAACCGTAGAGTTGCGCGTCAGCAGTTAGCTAGTTTCCTAATCACCGTAGGGTTAATCGCAGGTCAGCAAGGGATGCCGATGTTTGGAGAGCTTGGTATTCTGTATGACTCGATAATTAAAGATGAAGATGAAGATAACTGGGATACTATGGCTAAAAAGTGGATGGGTGATCCCCTTTACGTCGGACTTGTAGGCATGTCGGGTCTTGCGATTGGTGAGCGTATTGCGCTTAACAATCTGCTGTATCGTCCACCACTTATTGAAAAAGAACAAAATGTACTTTGGACGATAGCGGAACAACTAGGCGGTCCAGTAATAGGTATAACAAGTCAGTTGAGTAGAGGGGTAAATTTAATGTCGGAGGGTGAGTACCAGCGCGGGATAGAAGCTATAGCACCAGCAGCGGTACGTAACGTACTTAAAGCGGGGCGTTATACAGACGAAGGCAACCTCACCATGCGGGGGGATGACATAACATCTGTAAGCCCGTTCACGATTGTAGGGCAACTTATAGGGTTCTCAGGCCGCGAACATATTGACCAACTTAATATGAACCGCAATGAGCGGACAAAGTTTGCTGCCATGCAGGACCGTAAAAAGAGAATTTTGCGTAAGGCTAACATGGCGCGGAGAGAAGGTGACATTGAGGGTCTGCGCCGTGCCTATAAAGAGTCTATAGAGCATAACCGTAGACTACCCCAAGGTGCCGAAAAGCTGCAAATAACGAGTGAATCATTTAAAAATTCATACAAGAACTTTGAGCGTAATACTAAAGAGATGGTAGGCGGCATGATTTATACGCCTAGCATGCGTAGGAGTGCGTCTGAATATGACGATGGTTTGTCTCCCCTTGGTCCTATAGACTAAAAAAGCCCCTGCAATTAAGCAGGGGCAGTTCAAGGGAGAACAGGCAACACGCAGTGGAAATGGATATTGCCTAACTGCCCTATATCATGCGGTACGCCATATACGTAACCCCAATATTTTGTTTTCTACACGAACTTCGTGTTTAACCTCCCATTGTCGCAGCGATGCAACGGTGGACACCTGATCTTTAGTCTTCTCAGTGTCCACACAGGGTATAAACACAGACCCGCTAACCGTAAGTTTGTCCCAGTTTACAATTACTCTAATCCCGTCAGGATTAAGGTCTTCAATCTTCATCACCTTCTGATCCATCAGGAACTCCATCAATAGAAAAATCTACGCAAAGGACTTTAGCGGGGGGTAAATTCATGTGTGTACCCTTACTTAAGCGCATCTGCACTTTCTTGGCTTTCATCTTATCTGTTAAATCTCTAACAAGCTGCTCGTAGTTTATCTGTTGGTCTATGCACCAAGTCTTTAATGGCTTCGGCAATAGATAGACTTTCTTAACATCAGTCTCGTACCTAGCGACAAACTTGCCTCGGGGTGTAACTTCGGGCAGTGCCAACATATCTAGTGGGTTGCTATCTATACTACCACGGGCGTCATCCGTACTTTTGATCCAGAGTATGTTACTCCAATGTTCGGATATATAGTTGTTCAACGTCTCAGTTACAGAAGAACCCATATCGGCAACGTAGGCTCTACGCTCCCGCAACCTACTCACCGCAAACGTAAATACAGGCTTTACCTCAAAAGGTAGTACCCCTGCTTTCCTGCCTATCATAAGCGCAGATATAATAGCCGTAACAGCGGCAGACCAAAATCGGTTTTCGGGACCAAGTTCAGCCTTTTCATCTACACGCGATTGCACATGCTTTATAGTACGTTCACACTCCACACGATTGTTTATGACCCACTGCACAAACCGTACTCCTGCATGACCGTAGTTGCCTTTTAAAGCGGGCCACAGTTTATCAGTCTCCGCTTTACTAGCAGAACCAAAGAACTTCGCTTCAGTCCTAAACTCTAGTATACGTTGAGCCTCCGCTTTGGGAAAACCTTTAACCCTACTAATCATTTCTATAAAGCTAGTGTTACCTGTACTGATAGCCAGTAGGCTCCACGGTTTGCCCCTGTGTCGCTCGGTGTTACCGCCTTGAGACATACGATTACGCTGCTTACCACCTGTTAATTGGTACGCTAGATCAGACAGCTTACCCCCTTTGGTATTAGTAAGTTCGTCCATCATAAGGGGTAGGTTGTGATATATTTCCCCACGGTGCATCTTAGAATTATATGTGTCTTGCTCTTCAAGCAAAAGTTCTTCGGGGTTGCCCCATGCCGCTAACCCCGCCATCAGCATAGTGGTTTTACCAACACCTGTATCTCCGTACATATGTAACCCAGCAGAGCCGATCCCTGTTAGTGGCATAAGTATCGAAGCGTAGGACGCAGCGATTGTGAATTGGTGTAACTCAAACCCATCCCGATTATAGAAGTCTATTGCATCAAGGTAGCCTTGCTCAGTACCCTTGGGGGTAAAGTAATCTATCATACTTGCAGTCTGTGTAGATGGTGGGTTGTAGTCTTCGTCATTACCGTAGATAACACGATCCCCTAAGATGAACGCGGTCATGCTATCATCAACCCACCCAAACTGTTTATGGGCTTCATCCTCTGCTTGAGTAAATTGTAGTTCCTCAATCCATGCCATTATATACACCTGTATCTTATCTAACTTTGCGCCAAACGCAGCCACACCCTGCGTAGACATAGCTTTCCTAAATTCATCCCGCGATGTGATGCTAGACATTGGCATCGTCCATTCACGCACACCGTCTCGGGGCATGTGCAGCCTAAACACAAGTGCTTGGCCTATCTCTGTGTCCCATATACGGCGCATGATATAGATATCGTTGTGGTAGATGCACTCTTCTTCTATCTCACCGTCACTGTTACTGGTGCGTTTATACACGCCGCCTTTAGCGCCACGAAAGTAAGGCTTCGGGTATGTCGGTATATTGTAGATTTTAGGCGCACTGGCGGGACGCTTTGCGCTAGGTGCAACAACTTCGTTGTCAGCCTCGTCCGCTTCTTTGAATTGTTTGCCTAAAACTATGGGGGATTTTATCTTACCCCATAAAGCACACTCCATACACACATCAGGTCTAAGACCGTTAAATGTACGACAAGTGTACGGTCCCTTAACCAAAGACATTTTCTGATGGGTTTCACCAGAGTTATAGTCAGGATGGCCCCTAGACATTACCTGTGCAGCCCTGTCTCCGTCTTCGCAGAATTTAGCAATAGACAGTCCCGCTCTCCATAACGGTTCGGTCACATTGGCCTGATCTGTCAGTATATGCGCGAGTTGAGCGCACCCCTTACCTATTTGTATCTTCTTTACAATACGACCAAAGCTATTCTCAGCATTGACCGCTATAAACCCCGACACAACATTTCCGCCAACAGAGGCTGTGTTTACAGGGGTAACGCCTCCCAGTAAACTTACGAAGTCAGCCAGCTCGATACTTGATTCCGCACTTATCAAAGCCACTGGAGATGGCGGTGTGTCCTTGAAGTTACGTGTGTCAGGCATGCGTAGTATACGCGCTGCGTCAGCCGTAACTGCAGGATCGGCCTTGAGACCATTCTCCTCACAAAACTCTTTAAACCGTTCTGCCACAGGAACCCAATCATCCACAGGTACTGGTGCAGACAAAACCCAGTAAGCGTGGATTCCGCGCCCCGAGTTGACCTTAGTAGGTTCGGGCATGCTAGTCTTAGTGCAAAACGCCTGTAACGCCGATAGCGCATCCTGCTGAGACGGGTATTCTTTGCTAGGGTCACAATCTAAATCCACGAAAAAGGATTGTAGATGTAGTGCGTTATCGGCCCTACGATTAGTGTTGTTTACGAATGTGCTTAACGCAAAATAAACATCGTGGTCTTTAGCATCAAAGGTGTCTACTGCCGCATGCAATTCATCAATAGTGTCATAGAAGTTCTGCGTTCTACGTTCACCGTTGGTTGCAAATAAACAATAATGCCCTTCACTGCTTAAAACACTTTTTAGAAATTCTAGTCGTTCCACTGCTAGTCCTCCGAGTATTAACGGTGCGGCACCCTATACGATACCGCACCGTGTAGGGTATTAGTCTAACTCACCCCACTCACTTACAAGACTGTCCAGCTTGGCTTCTTCGACAACAGGGGGCTTCTTATTGGCCCGTACCTTGGGTGCCTCGTCTTGAAAACCATCATCAACAACTGCAGGGGCAGCGGGTGTTTCATCAACCTCAAACCCCGAAATTATGGTAGGGGCTTCTTCAACACTGAACCCTTCTTCTGATTCAACACTGAACCCTTCTTCTGAACCAAACGGGGAATAGTCTTCACGCTCTGCCAATTCTAGTACCTGCACAGCACGTAAACGCAAAGACACACCGTGATCCCGCATACTATACGGGACGCAGGAAATCTGCACGTTGACCGTACTGCCCGTAGTCAACTCAAAGTCCTTGGGTAACGGGTTGTTTTTGGAGTCAACCTGCTTAGGCGGCTTGGTCTCGTCAGCACCGTAAGCCCCTTTAAGTACGGCTTTGGCGATGTAGTTGCCGTCCTCGTCCTTTTTAAAAACTTCGGTTGCCTTACCCAACTTTTTGGGCCAACTCTTTTCAGATGCTGCCCGTGCATTGTAGGCTGTAGCCATAACAGTATACAGGTCTTTTGCCTGTGCAGCATCCATCACAAACTGCAACTCGTACTTTGCGCCATCTGCAGTAGGGTCACAGGGTACAGACTTACCCCGTTCCCCTGCGGTAGGGTCATACCGATATGTCCTGTTTAGACGGGGGTATCTCGCAACAACTTTGCGGATAATGTAACTTTCAACTTTTGCCATTTGATAGTTCTCCTTTAGAGTTTTTATAGTCGAACCCGTCTTCTGTTGAGAACGGGGAAGTATTTACAGCCGCGAAACGGGCTATAGCTTGCAATGTCGCGGGGTCGTTCTTTAACTCTGCAACACTGCGTAGTTCACTAGGCACCAAGGACCGTAAAGGCTTGAAGCATAGGCGGGGATATACGTAGGAATTATCTGGGTATACGGTAGTCACCACAGATGAAGTCTTTGTTCCCCTACCACCCAGAAACTTAGCGTATTCCTGTAGCGGCTTATTATTATTCTTACCCTTACCGAAGATAGCCGTGGCGGGTAACTGTAGTTGATACACCGTATCGAACTCTCCATCAAGCACTACTGCTACCCTCTGCACAAATCTACAAGCCCTGCTATACCCCGAACCCGAACCTTTTATGTTCTGAGTGCAGTCCATACACCTAGTGGCTTGCTTATCTTCGCTAGGAACTAACTCGTCAGGTGCCTGTGTTGTAGAAGACCAACACGTAGGTAGCGTGGTATGTGTAGGGTCATAGTCGTTCTTGTAGTACAAACGAGATATGTTGGCAGCATTGACTACCACTACATCTATTTCATTTGCCACCACTTCCCGTTCTCCGTCCCCTACACGCACAAACATACCGTCCTGATAACTAAGCCGCCTAAACTCAACCATCGTTAGGAGTATCATCCTCTCCCAAAGCGGACAGAGCCTTATCTACTTCGTCCAACTTAAACCGTTGGGTGTTTTCGATTTTGACATATGTATGCTCAGGTATATAACCTTCCCGAACCCAGTGCCGCACGGTGGATATAGATACAGAAAAGTGTTCTGCCACATCCGATATGTTCACATACTTCTTCATTTCTTCCTCACAGTTAGGATGTACTCGGCATCCACATTAAGACCCATAGGTACAAGGTCAGGGTTCTCTTCCAAGAACTGCTTCATGTGAGTTTGGTTAAGACGCTTTTCAAACAACTCGGGAACCTCATGCTCTAACACGAACTTGTGCATGCTCTCCCAATCGCTCGTCCAGTAACGCTGTTTAACGCTACGATAAAACAAACCCGCTGCAGTTCTAACGCTGTCAATATTACTTTCGGCACAGTAATCCAACAACGCTTGCTTAACAGTGTTCTGTTGCTCAACGAGAGCACTGTCTTCTTCTTTAAACTTAGCGGATATCTCGGCGCGCTTATCGCGTATCCTTGTATATACTCGCGTCAGTTTTTCCACGTCCACTGTCATAAGTCCTCCGTTTATATCTATACTTGTTATCTAATAGTATTAATTAGGATCGTCAAGTATTTCATGATATAAATTTACCATTTCTGCATGGGCGTCTATGCGACCTGCAAGCATACGGTACATACGCTTTTCAACGTAAGAGCCTTGTAGCGATATAACAGTAC